CGAGACATACCCGTAACAATATCCGCAGACTCAATTAATCTTTGAGTTTGGTCTAAAATTGAAGTCTCTTTGAATGTTATATTAGTTGACTCATCTCTTGTATAGTAACTACTAACTTGGTTAAACTCAGGGTCTAAACTACCTGTACCTCCACCAGGTGTTGCATTAAAACCAGCATTACCTTTATATTTAGGTGAAGTCCAAACAAATTGTCCGTCAATACCACCACCATCACTTAATGGTTTTGCCGCAAGACCAAATTTTAACACTTCATTATTACCTTCATATAATATTGCAAGTTCTGAAGGTCCATAAACAGGCGCAGGGTCCTGTTGTCCAAAGACATTAACTGGTATTTGATTTGCTGGTGATGTTATTGTTGATGGTTCCGCATTTCTACTGCCAACATAATAACCACCAACTAAAGTTCCATTATTAGGATTAATTAAATTAACAGCTAAATTAACCAAACCTTGAGCAACGCCTAATAATCCACCATATTGATTTTTATAATCAGGTTGATATCTGTTATAATCAATATTACGAAATAAAACTGACCTTTGACCGTTACCCGTATTGGCCAAAAATAATTCAGATGCACTTCTAGATGTGTTTAGAATTGGACCTAAAAACCCTCCCGTTAGTTGATTGATAACATTTAAAGCGTTTGATGTTTGTTGTGATAAAAACCCTGGCTTGTGTTGTTGTGTGAAGTAATCACCAGGAATCATAGAAACAGGCCAATAAGCACTTGCTAATCTAGTTGCCAAATCAAACGCCGCAACAATAGGATTTTCAGGGACAGTAATTCTATAGTTTTTATAAATTAATGGTTCTTGTCCTGTTGCAATTAAGGCAGCCTCAAAAGGGTCACTTAAAGAATCTAAGTTAACTTGACCAACAGTATTTTGAAATATCTCAGCGGCAATTCTTTGTTGGAATAAGTAATTAAGTTGTTCCGCCCCAATTTTAGCAATATAAGAATCCTGAGATAATGAACCGTCAGTTCCATTTGGGTTATCTGAAAATAATATACTATATGGTGTATAAGAAGACGGTACAAATGTTGGTGGATTCCAATAAGGTTGATAAATTTTATTATTGTTTTGGATATCCGTAATAACTACCATATCATTAAACCCACCAGAAGGTCCATATATGTTTTCAATATATGCGGCGTCGATATAAAACTCATTAACTAAGTCTAATACCGTATCTGTTGGACTGTACTCCCCTTGATTAGGGTTAACGGGTAATGGAGGTCCATTGTATGTGATAGTTGTATTAAAACCACCATTAGGTCCGTATTCATTTAATGGATATAATATCGCTGCAAATGGGTCATTAGCAATTAAACCATCGGGTGAATCAATAACATTACTTACTGTTTGTTGTATTTCATAGGCAATAGGTCCTGAGGGTGGTGTGTAAACACCAGGTACATCATATGGCTCCAAATTTGTGGCTAATAACGCATTTCTAAATGAAGAACTGTTAACAAACGATAATGTACTATCAGGCATTTTCTATAATTTTATTATAAATAGACATTATGTTTATTTTTAGACTCTCATACTTGCCATTTCCATCAATTGTGTTTGATTAGATGTTGGGGCGGTTAATCCATTATTATATCGACCTTTAGTAACCGCAGTAACCATGGCTTCTTTAACTCCTGAATTTTCAAAGGCTAACATAAGTTGAGAAGTATCAATATTTGAAGGTGCGGTTATGTTTAAATTAATATTAACAGGCCCTGAATCGGTCATTCTTTGTGTTGGGGGTTCGTTTCTATTATTAGAACCCATTAACGCAGATAAAACATCCTTACCTTTAGTGAACGACGCTAAGGTATCTTCAGGTAAAAATTCAACATTTTGACCAGGTAACTTTAACATATCTTTCGCAGTTGTTGTGGGTATATTTTCGGAAGTCATAAAAGCATTACCTAATTTTTTACTACCATTTTGTAACATTTCAAGAAAAATGTTTTGTTCTTTTGCCAAATTTGATGCCGCTGCGGCCCCCTTATCTAATGCCTGAGACCAAGCTCCGTCTACAAATTTGGCACTAGTTGACATACTATCTTTAACCACATTAAAAGTATCACTTAAAGAACCTTCACCTTTAAATATCTTGTTAATTGAACCTAAAACTTCTTCTGCCCCTGAACCTAAACCACTTCTAATATTTCTACTACTTAATTTATCCCCAGATAAGGCTTCAGCTCCCGCATCGTATAATAGTTTTGGAGCTTCTAAGGCTTGATTAGCAATTTTACTACCAGCCAATGCTCGTCCTGTTCTATTGGCAATAGACTCTAACGACTTATCCATAGATTTTGAAATTGTTAGTTGGTCTTTGGCTAAATCCTCCATAGTTTTTGGTTGAGCCATTTCTTTAAGAGCCTTCATTTGGTCAGGGTCTTTTTGTAGTTTTTCAATTGCTTCATTAATACCTAATTCTTCGTCACCTAATTGAATTTTATACTCTCCACCAGCACCCATTTCGGCCATACCCGCAATTAACCCTTTTTCTTCTTCAGTAAAACTTGACGGGAATTTAATTTTTTGCATTTTATCCGCAACCTCAGCACTTGCTAACGCCATTTTAGCTAATTCACCTTTATTCATACCCAAAGACTTTTCAACCTCCATTAATTGTCTTTTAGCACCTGGCATAATTTCAAACTTACCGTCCTCACCCAATTGAACAAACTGTTCACTCATTTTTGAGATTTGGTTTTGAAGTTCAGCGGGGTCATTCTGAGCCATATCCATTAAACGTAAAGGGTCTAATAATTCAGAATTTGCAACACCTAATCTTTGCATAGATGCCGCTAATTCAATTGCCTTATCAGGACTAAATAAGTCATCCGCCAATGTAAGAGTCCTATTCATATCAACTCTTAATAACGACGCTTGGGCCGCCATCTTAGCCAAACCTGTAACACCACCCGCAAAATTAAATTGATTTAATGCGGTCATGTTTGAAAGAACCTCTTTACTAACCGCCTGAGCGTTAACACCTGACTCTCTAGCAACATTAACAACTTTATTCATTTCACCCGCCACTTGGTATACGGACATACCCGCAGCTTTAAAATTAGTGACAAGGGTTTTTGCGGATTCACCTGTAACTTCGGCAGTTGCATATAAATCTTTATAAGAACTTGATGTTAGTATTAAATTTCTGCCTAATGCTTCGGCAACGTCTTTTTGGATAGTGACAATATTATCAAAACTACCCCCCATTCGTTCAACTTCAGAGGCCGCATCGGCCATAGCGGCCTTTAAATTAACAATGTTTTCACGACCTTGACCAAAAGATTTAACAATGGTTGTCGCTTTATCATCAATTTCTTGAATTTGTTTCGCAATATCACCAGCACGTAAATTAGTTGCCAAAGCGTCGGTAATTCTACCAACACTCTGTTCGAGGGCTCCTTGGACTTTACTTAAAAAGTCACCGCCAAGTTCGTTATCTTCAGGTCCTGCCATAGTTTAAATATTATATATGTATAAATACACCAAAAACAATTTTACTAACCGTTTTTAGGTGTATTGTCCTCAATAATTCTATCGATTAGGTACTTTCGCATATAAGTTGGCATAATGTGAAATTCAGTATAAGATAATCTTATAAATCTCGCCAAAAAATAATACTCCTCAATTAAAAATTGTTTGTGATTAGAAGAAAGGCCGAAAAAACTCCACCCCAAAGGTAATCTCGAAAGATACCAAGTCTCCTGAAGGGGCTTTTACTGATTTTACTAAATCTAATGAAGGTTGATTTTCTCTAATAAAATTACGGATATACTTAGAATCCATAATTGGCATTGAGTTAACGAAATTTGAAATTTGTTCCTTGGAATCATTCCCGTTAATTTCAATAATTTGTTTTGCTAGTCTCCAAGTAATGACTGGCGCCGTTCGTCCTACAGGATATTGGTCAGCCATTTTACTGATTTCAGTTGTTTCAGCAAAACTTAATGGTTTTAATTTAACCGAAACTCCTGATTTCGGTAATGTTGTTGTAAAAACACCATTTTCGTCAGGTTGGTGTTGTGTTTTTTTAATGTTTAACTCATCCAATACTACTGTATGTGAAAAAGGTTTACTTGTTTTGGGGTCAGTTACAGATATTTTATATTCAGGGCCAAATGAAGTGTTACGTAAGAAAATAAGAATAGCCTCAATATCACCGTCCAATAATTCTTCAGGTCTTAAATCGTGTTCATAAATTTTACTACGTAATAAAGTCATAATGATATTATCATTACTCATTTGTGTTGCCCCCATCAAAGCGTTTTCGTCATTTGCGGTCAAGTAACCGACTTTAATTGATTTCTTTTTTGATTTATAAAATACACCACCTGAAGGTAGTTGTACTATATCGTGAGGTAAGTTAAAACTCTCCGTTCCTGCGTCAATGATACTTTGGTCCATATTGTTTGTCTTTTATAATAAAATATACAGTAATTTCTTTTTTTTTAAATAGAAACAAAAAAATCCACATACCTAAGCATGTGGATTTAAATATATTTTGACTGAAATATTTTAATAGTTAAAAATCAATAAACTAATATACAACGGTCCATTCGCATTGTAGCTGTGATACTTGCTAAAGCGTCTGTATTATAAGCCAATGAGTCAAAGTTAACATCCGATAAGAATGTTCCCTCTAAAATCCATTTCTCAACAACAACACCAGTTGGGTCTAACATTTCTAAATCGACGTTCTTTTTGTATCCTGCGGCATAACCCATACGACCTGTCACTGATTCAGCACATAGACGTACCCACTCCATAAGAGCTTGAGACGCAGACGGACCAATAGGGTCACGGAATTTAACGTTAAGAGTTCCCCAAGTAAAACGACCTGCAACATAGGTTGAAGTGTTTAAGAAGGGAATCTCAACAGGGTTTATAGTTATATGTGGTCTTGACGTAGATTCAACGAACCATTCGTTAATACCCAATGTTGTTGGGAACCGAAGAATGAACCTGTTTTGTCTTTTTGGTTCATACGGTATCGGCATTTTCATCAATAAATCAGCCATTTTCTTTCTTTTTTTGTTATTTTGTGTTTATTTTGTTTTCTATAAATATCTCCAAATAAATTTTTTATCTTTACTTTCAAGATTTAAAAAATTATTCTTAGCATATAAGTATCTAGTTTTATTTATTAATATTCTTTTTTAATTCCTCCTGCAGTAGAATAAGTCTTAATTATATTATCTGGCTCATTTTCAAAATGACTTTTAACTTTTTCCACATTTCTTAAATCATCATCTGAAAAACCAATTATAGGTAAAAAGTTATTAGTTATTTTATTCTTTAAATACGCTTTCTTCTTAATTTGTTCAGAAACTTCTTTAATATACTCAACAAATTCTTTTAAAGCTTTAATTTTTCCTTCTTCGGGATTTGTTGCCGAGCCTTCTCCATAACTCACAGGATAAAATCTACAAAGGTCTAAATATTCACGAATTATTTCACGTTTATTTAAATCACCCTCATCGGCAATGTGTCGAAATTTTTCTAAGTTCTTAACTAACTCGTCTGAGTTAATTCCATTTTTATTTGAAACAATTAGGTTGTATACCGCCTCTTTAATTACCGAAGGGGTGTGACCTCTAGCGGTAACGATAGAAAAAATAGACCCGTTATTTAACGCCTCCACAAAATCAGGCCAAGCAGGACCTTGTTTAGCTAACATTGAGTCAACAATAAATTGTTTATCTCCATCAACCCCAAAATATTTAAATGGTTCATCACTAAACCCTACAATAGTATGTCCTTCATATTCAAACGGTTCCTCACCTATGTCTGTTCTATATTCCGCAAAATCCTCAGTTGACATACCAAAATTATTACCGTCCTCATCTTTTAAGATAATCTTAGTTGGCATTATCAGTATGTTGTCATCCCAATCAAATGAATAGTATTTCATGTCAGGTGTTCCCTCTTCATCAATACCTTCTACTATTCTTTTTCTATTTATCATTTTCACTATTTGGCTAAACAAGCCGAGGTTTTATGTCGACTTGTTTGTTATTTTATTTTAGATGTTCTCAAAAGATGCACCTGTTGGAGTAATATAGAACGTAATGTCTATAAATTCTAACGACTTTGTAGGTTTAACGTAGATTTTACCCGTCATTTGGTTTCTATCTAAGTCAGCAGCATCTGAAGAAACTGTTACACGGAAATCGTATAAACCTCTGTCTCTTCTGATTGCGTCTAATATAGGGTTAACCGCATCTAAGAAATCTTGTCTTACTTTTTGGTCGTTTTGTTCAAACAGTAATCTTACAGACACCGCAGAAATTAATTTACGAGCTTGAAGTAATAATCTTCTTACGTTAATTCTATCAAGAGCTGATTGTCTAACTTGTAGTGTTTTATTACCCCAAATTACAGTTCCAACATCAGAGAAGGTTGCAATTGGGTTAAGACGACCTTGATATAAAGTATCTCTATCTTCTTGTGTTAACTTCTTACGTGCTTTAATAGCATTTACAATACCTCTTGTGTAACCCGCCGCGGCAAACCAAGGGAATGCTATGTTATCTGTTAAAGCTAAGTTTCTTGTAACCTCAGCAGTTGCAGGTAGATAGATTTGTGTGTTGTTTACAGTATCTCTTGTTAATACCCATGGGTAGTAAGTTGCGGTATAGTTAGAGTCTATTCCTGCAGTGTCTAAATTATCAACAGCTTCTTGTGGATAAATTAAATCCTGCGTATTAGTTGTTGTTGGAACAAACATGTTGAAGTCAGGAGTTGTACAAACATAAAGTGAGTCAGCTCTATCATTTTCAATCATATCAACCGCACTTCCAACTAAGTCAGAATGATTTACATAATCGACACCAGGTGTAACAAATAAATTAATATTAACCGCTTCAGGATTAACAAAAGTTTTTTGTCCTAATAAGTAAGCGTAGTAATCGGTGTTAGCGTAACCTTGTGTGTTATCTCCAACCGTAATTTGTTTAAATGCTCCCCAACCTGTCGCCGTAGGATATTTGATTGATGGACATGAACCTTTTAAGTATCCATTTCTACCTAATACGAATCTATCACTGTTTGTTCTATGTTCTCTATAGATATCCCATCCGTCAAATCCTCCTTGTACTAAGAATGAGAACTTACGAGCAAAAATTCTGTAGTAAGGGTTAGCTTCTGTATCAGGGTCTTTAGTAAACGGTGCACTACCACAATAGAATGCTGGGGTTCCACTTGTTACAAATGCATTAGCTATAGTAATACCACTTGCATCAATATCCATATGGAATCCTCTACTTCTAAAGTTCCAATCTTCACCCGTAGAATCACTACAAATATCTAAAGGAAGTTGTTTACCTTTGTAATAGTAGTAATCAACGTCAATACCTATAGTATCAGAAATACCTAAATAAGTTCTACGTACATTATCACCATTACTTCTTGTAATATCGTCAGCTCCTGAAGATAAACCAAATGGTGGATTATATACTACCTCACCTGGAAAATCATATTTTTGTTTAATAATTGGGAATGGAGGTCTAACACCCGCATATTCTCTAAAATTAAATCCTAAGAATCCACAAGGTAATGCGTCAATTGGTGCGTCTTCATTAAGTTCAATCATAACGTATTTAGAATTCAATTCATACTCACCGTCAATAGTGCCAATTTTCTTCGCAATGAACGCATTATCATTAGGGTCCATATTACAGTTAGTGAATTTTTCAATAACAACTGGACTTGAGTCCGAATCAAAGAAATCTCTAACTAATACGTCAAATGTTCCATTGTTAAATGAAATATTTGCTATTGAAATTTTAACCTCCGTGTTAGCCGCCTCACCATCAGCAATTGTTGTAAATTTAAATAAGTTGTAAACTTTGTTACCTCTTAATTCCGATACTACCCACGGTGATGTTGGTGATTGATATTGTTCTAAATACCAAGCGATTGATGTAGGGTCAGAACCTTGTCTTGCGTTAGGTAAAGCTGTTAAGTTACAACTTAAACCTCTAATAAACCCTTTTCTCCATCCGTAGTTTAATAAAGCTTGGAATCTTTCTTCAACAAATAAAGGAACTACTGTTCTTGGTTTTGCAAAGTTAGATGAACCAAATACTTTTGGTAAATACTTAGGGTCAGAATTTTGGAATGATGTTTCAAAGAAATACGTGTTACCATCTTTATTTGTAATATTAATACCAAATGTTGCGTATGGATTTTTAGTTACACCTGAATATGCACCTAAACAATCCATAGTAACATCTGTTAATCCGCTAACCTCATAAACAGGTCCATCATCTGTTGAGTATGTCGCCAAACCTCTTGAACGAAGTGTTGCAATTACTAAATCATCATAATCAGTAAACGCAGTTCCTGAAAACACATAAATTCTACCAATTAAAGTTCCTGTATAACAATTAACAGGTGCAGCAGTTGTTGTAGTTGTTGTTGATATTGGGGTTGGTGTAATACAAGGATTTGTTGTTGTTGTTGTTGTTGTTCCTGGTAATGTTGTTGTCGTTGTTATAACAGGTGGTGTTAAAGTCAAACCTGTGACAATAGACCAAAATGAATATCCACTATATGCCGCACTACCAAGATTATCAAATAAACTATAATACCAAGGGTCATTTTCTGGTGCCGCGTAATCAATAAGGTTAGCGTCAACATTATTAACACCATATACATTTGTTTCTGCAGTAAAGATAGGACTAAACGCTTCGTAAGTTTCTCCTGAAATTGGTCCGTAATAATAAATAGAGGTGTTTTCTGAAGACGGTTCGTTTAGAATATCAAAAATTTGGTTAGTCATGTTTGTACGAACAGTTGATAAACTTCCATCAAACAATTCGTAAGGAATGTCTAATTTTTCAGCAATTTCTGCCGGAATTTGTGTTGGGTTAATAAATGATATTGAACCAAAACTGTTATTACAACCTGAGAAATCAATTGCAAAGTCAACTACTTTATAATCAACACATGTGTCAATACAGTTAACCGTAGTAGCACTTTCACAATAGAAATCTACTGTTGCTGGGTCTACGTTTGCTTTAGTTGTTATTGTCCATGATGGACCCGCATCATACCCTGATAAACCTAATATTCTTGTAACAAACAATTGGTTAGATTGTTGTAAATAAGATTTAGCGATATACGCCGCTTCATATTTTGGTATTTGAGTATTTATGAATTTTTCGGGAGAACTTCCCCCAAAGTAAGTTGAGAATTCGTCGAAGTTTGTAATAAAAATAGGTTCGAAGGCTGGACCTTTTAATGTCTCCCCTACAATACCTAGTGTAGTAACCCCTACACTCTGTGCTACGAAACTTAAATCGACTTCAGAAGTATACACTCCAGGTGATACAAATACTTTACTGTTTGTTGCCATTAGTCTTGTGTTTTCTTAATTAATTTATTTTATTGATAAATATTATAAAAAAAACCAAAACACTTTACTTTCCTATAAGTATTTATTATTAGGGAGAATAAATTCTGCCTTTTTTCTACCATGGATAACAACGAAAAAAAAATAAAGAATTTAAAGATATCGATTGAAGCTCATGATATCTTAAAGACCTATTGTGAAAAAAGAGGGATAAAGATGTATCGTTTCTTAGAAAGACTTATTGTTGAGAAATGTAAAGGAAAACCCGATATATACGGAGAGAATTAAACCAATAGATTATTGAGCTTAATTATACTGTCTTTTGTGTCATCATTTTTAACAATAATTAATTTAAGAGTGTCGTTAGTGTTTATTTGAATTTGTTCAATATCAGAGCCATAATAGTCGTTATTAATGTACACCTCAAACGATTCAACATTATCGGTTTCACCTAAATTTAGGTCAACAGTATAATCAAAAATTTGTGTAATAATATTATTTCCAACGACAAATAAAACATCTAAAGTTGTACTTGCGGGGTTTGAAAGTTTTTTTGGTTGTTTTCTTGTTGTCTGTGTTTCAAACTCAACAACTTGTAATACTCTTGAAATTGCTGGAGAAACTTCAAACTCATCTTCATCAATTAAAAAACCAAGTAATATAAATTCATAACTTTGTACATAATATTTTCTTTTTTCCAAATCAAATACCGATTCATCACTAATATTACCCATTACTATTGGAATATAATGTCCTTTAATCACAGTATAGGCTTGTTTTGACGCAAACATCTCAATTACATTTTTATTGAAACTGTTTAGTTCTCTCATTCTATTACATACTATCTTAACATTATATGTTATATCAACAGGTACAGGTTGTGGTATTTTATAAATGTCCGCTCCGTGTCTTTGTCCGTCCCAAGTAGGTACTTGTGCGTAGAAATATTGTTTTCTATTAGGAATATTGTATAGTGTTGCGGGATTAGTTCCAAACTTAACTTCAGGAATACGAACAACTGTTATGAATGGGGGCTCGACATTTTTATCAATATTTTGAATGTTCCAAGTTTCCGTGAATTGAGACCAATTCTGAGTTGTAACTAAAATATCAACCATAGGTATTACCTTTCCGTCAACAACAGTTTTTAAATCTGTTTTAACAAAATTTAAAAACCCACCGTCCAAGTCGGCATGTAATATTGATTTAGGGAGATAGGTACCATCCCTATTAATCTTATCAACCAATTCCTGTCTTCTAGGTAAAAGAGTTTTTGACTGTGTCAAAGGAATGTTTTTTTTAATTTTAGGTAATGGCATTTTAATGTTTTTTTATTTTTTTTATTACGAATAATTTGTTTTTTAAATTAATCATATCAATTTCTTTTGTTTTGTATATTGGGTTTTTATTCGATTTATATACAAAACTATCATACTTGTAAGGGTTATACGTTATTACATTATCCGTTGGTTCTTTAGGAATATTTTTACATGGCGACTGACAATAATCAACTAAATCACCAATAACAAATGCGTGAACATTTTTTACCATTTCACGTCTAACTCGTTCTTTACCAGCCTTTCTAACTCTAAACTCAACATCTTTTAATTTAACGTAATCGGCATGTAAAATAACTTTTGATTTATACGACACAGAAAAAGTATGTTTGTGTAAATTATAATAAACCATAACTCTTTCACCTTTAAACTTATCCTCAGAATTATCATGGTCCTGTGTTTCTGTAATTAGTATTTTCATCTTCTATTTTTAACTTGATTAAAACCTTTTCTAATTTTATTATTAAATTGTCCTGATACTAACATCTTAAAATCGTGACTTAGCCATTCAAGATTTGGATTATTATTTTCAAAATACCGTTTAGTTCTATTCATTACCCACCCTTCGTAAACACCAAAATTATCAGGTCTATTACCTGGACTTCCACTTTTTATATCCTCATTTAATTCTTTAATAGCCATATCAAGATAGTGTTCTAACTCAGTTAACCTTCTTATTAATGCCACTTGAGATTCTGTTATTATTATTTTCATTATAAACCTCTAAATTCGTTATTAGTAACCGCTGACGCCATAATAGTTCTATAAAACGGTTTAAACCCTGCATACGTGTGTTTATTATCTGAGATGACTCTTCCGTCATTATTTACGGTATAATATCTAACTCTATCTTCTGTTTCATAGTAACCAATATAGTCACCATAACTAATATCAACACCTAACTCATCCAATTGTCTTTGGTAAACTGACACTTTAATATTACCCGGCTCAAATTGTTCTATTTTTGAATTACCTAAATATTTATTTTCAGGTGCCATAATTTGAACATACCCTTTAAACTCTATTGGTGGTAAAAATTTAATACCATCACTAACAGTTTCACCATAAACATCATCGGTTTTTGTTTTCAGTCTATCAATACGATAAAGAACTAATGTGAAGTTCATATCACCATATAACCATTCCTCCCCTATTGAAAGGTCTAAATTGAAATCTTCATCTCCAAAGAATTTCCCTATTCGAGTAATTGGTACTTTATTAGTTGACATATTGATAAATATTAAAAGATTACTTATTTTTAACTCAAACCAAATCTTTTGGAAAATAATATAGAAAATAACAAACCTCTATTAGAGAGAAGAGCATTAGAGTTACTTGAAACTTATTCAGGTGCAAATAACTATATCCTAAAATTAAAAACTCAAAAAGAATCTAATAAGAAATTTTATCCCACAAGAGCCCAATCTGATTATATTATTAATTATTACGATGTAACACCTAAAGTTGGAAAAAAATGGGTTGACCTTGACCCTTACTTTGCCAAAAAAATTGCTGACGAAAAATTATTAACTACAATACCTGAACAAGTTTGGGTTGAGAAGTTATTGGTTGAGAAAGAGAAAGCCTATCATGTTTGGGGAAAAGTGTTATCGGGGGAAACTATACACGAGTTTTGGTTACCTAAAGGAGCTTTAATTAAGACACACACAATTAAAAATGTTGAGGTGGATTATTCAAAGTACTCTCACAGACCTCCATTAGAACATCAAAAAATTGCCATTGAGAAACTTGCCGGGGCTAAAAGATTTATTCTCGCAGATGATATGGGTTTAGGTAAAACAACTTCCACCATTATTGCCGCTTTAGAAACAGGTGTTAAGAAAATATTAATTATTTGTCCCGCTTCTTTAAAAATAAATTGGCTAAGAGAGATTGAAAACTACACAGATAGGAGTGTTTATATTGCCGAAGGTAAAAACTTCTCCCAAGAACACGATTTTGTAATTGTTAATTACGATATTCTTAAAAATTTTTACGATTTAAAAGATAAAGAAAAATCTGAAATATATAAAAGTAATTTTGGTATAATCATTATTGATGAGGCCCATTATTTACAAAACGGTCAAGCACAAAGAACTAAATTAGTTAATAGTTTTGTTAAAAGTGTTGATAAACTTTGGTTGTTAACGGGAACACCAATGACATCAAGACCAATGAATTATTTTAACTTGTTATCACTCATTGAGAGTCCCGTAGCTCAGAATTGGATGGCATATGCCATTAGGTATTGTCAAGGTTACCAATTTAAAGCGGGAAATAGAAAAGTTTGGAATGTTACGGGGGCATCTAACTTAGAGGAATTAAGAGACCGAACCTCAAGACAAGTATTACGACGTTTAAAAACTGAGGTACTTGATTTACCTGACAAAATAATATCGCCAGTCTACCTAAGACTTAAATCTAAATTATATGAAGGCTTAATGGGAGAGTACTATGATTGGTATGAAAATAAAACAGACGAATCTTCATCGTTAACGGTACAATTTAGTAAGTTAATGAAAGTTAGACAAGTCATTGCGGAAGAAAAAATTAACGATACGATTGAATTAGTTCAGAATATAATTGACCAAGGAAAAAAGGTTATTATTTTTACTAATTTCACAAATACATTAAATAAAATTGCCGACCATTTTGGTAAACAGGCGGTTAGATTAGATGGGTCAACCTCTAAATCTATGAGACAACACGCAGTTGACCAATTTCAGGATAATGAAAAGATTACAGTTTTTGTTGGTAACTTAAAAGCCGCAGGTGTTGGGTTAACCTTAACCGCCGCTGAGGCCGTAATCATGAATGATTTATCTTTTGTTCCATCAGACCACACACAAGCGGAAGATAGAGCGTACAGATACGGTCAAAAATCTAATGTATCAGTTTATTACCCAATATTTGAAAATACTATTGAGGGAGCAATTTATGACATTTTAATAAAGAAGAAAAATATATTTGAAACCGTTATGGGTGACAATTTAGATAAAGCCGACTTTATTGAAGAAGTGATGAATAGAATAAACAATCGCAGATAATTTGAAACTTCCGCTTATTTATAATAATAAAATAAGCCTTATGAAAAATATTGAAAAAAAAATTGACCTCATAACCGAAAAAATTAAAACGGTTGAAAAAAATGAGAATCAAAAACTTTTCTTAAACGAAATGAAAAGAATTGGAATCGAACGATTACCATACGCCTACTCAGCCCTGAAACAATTTATTGACTCAGAAACTATGAACTACCATTATAATAAACATTATAAAGGTTATGTTGATAAATTAAATTCTGCTCTTAGTAAAAAAAAATATGGGGATTTAGAGTTAGAAGAAATTATAAAATCAATAAGTAGATTTGATAAAAACATTAGAAATAACGCAGGTGGTGCTTTTAACCACGCGTTATTTTGGAAAATGTTAACTCCTGAAACTCAAAAACCTCACGGTGAAGTTTTAACTCAAATTA